AACCTCTTTGGCGTTGACGTTTGTTTCGAGGGCGTTTGCTTCTGTCACAAAAGCTGCCAGCGCTGCCAGGAATGCGTCCGCCAGATCGCTGAATGTGGCCGGCGCGGCGCGGCTTGGGGCCTCGGGTAATGGTGTTATAGCCATGTATATTTCTCCTTATGTTAATCCCTCGATTTCTATTTCACACGTGCTGTATGCTAAATACCTTACGACGACTGAAAATCTCTTATAAAAGCCAAATATAATTTCAGATGCATAATCCTCGCTGTTCACCCAGACCAGCGGCGTTGCGCGATATTGCGCTAATGCGCGGATTATCTCATCACGATCCACGTTATCCAGTTCCAGGGGCACTGTCATTCGCTTTGCAAAAGCTTTTTCCGTGATTGAAAAGTTTCCGTCAGAATCAGCGGTTTTGGAGGAATAATCGTGAATAGAGAGCGCGGTGCCGTAACCTGTATCGCCAAGATCGTTTAACATACCCACTGCGATTCCGCCCACCTTCGCAGTAAGGCCGGGATTGCTGATCGCGATGGCAATCGTGGCGGATGGATACGGCGGTAAGTCGAGTTTGACAATATCTATCGTTTTCGGCGCTGTGCCGAAAAAATATGAATACCAGTCGTAAATCAGTGATATCCCGCGGCTGTCGGTCATTACAAGATCGACAGTTTTGTTGTATACCTCACCCTCAACAGGATCTGTCACGGTCATGGTAATCGAAGATGCATCAAGATTAAGAAAAGCAATGCCTTCGGCCATCCCGGGTTTAAGCGAAAAGCTGATCAAAGCTGCCTGGGACACCTGTGTGCCTACTTTCAAGTCGAACGCTTTCCAGCGGTTTGTCGGACTAACCTCCGCCCACCAGACAGGGGTGTCTCTCTCCAGATCTGTGGCAGGGTAATTAGCTGCATTAGAAGCGGTTGCCACGGTCGGGTGCGCGCCGCCCTGGTCTGCAAGTTCCGCAGAAATACCGGTAACGCCAATGATTTCGCCAAGGGTAAACGCACCGGACCGCGATTTAATCTGATAAGTCAGATCAGTAAGCTTCGCAACAATTACGCATGTAGCTCCGCTGGTCTGGCCGGTAATAGTCCGGTTTGCTACCCATGCGGTCGCCGGGGCAACATCCAGCGTCAGCAGTTCTACAAACCCTGTCGCCAACGCCTCGTAAATTTTGTGTATCTTGTTTGTAGCGGCAGCTATGGTCGGATGCGCAGCTCCCTGATCTGCAAGCTTATTGCCCTCACCGGTAACGCCGATGACTTCGCCCAGGGTAAAATCCCCTGTGCGCTCTCGCACCTGATAAGTCAGATCAGTAAGCTTCGCAACCGCCCGGCAGGTTTTTGCGCCGGTCTGGCCGGTCAACAGATCCCCGGCGGCCCAGTCAACAGCGGGGGCCACATCCAGCGTCAGTATCTCGACGCCGGTCGTGTCCATAATAATATCCCCAGGGCTATAGGACGTGCCCATCGAAAACTCATCATAATCGTCTTCAGCAACATCAGATGAGACAAACATCGCATCGGTTATGGTTGTCGGGATTATGATTTTCATGTTCGCTCCGGAGGAAGGCCGTCGCCATCAAATTTATCCAGTATTTGATACATTTTGTTTGTATTGCTTGCTATCGTATAATTTCCAGCCTGGAGATCTTCTCGCAGTTTTTTGATCTCAGCAAGCAACTCTTTTGAGTCAGCGCCGTAAGGGCTGATTCCGCCTTTACCTTCCACCTCTGCACGTACTTTCCCACCCTTAACGGGGATAACAATTTCTGTTCCATGCATGGTCGGGCCAGGATAGCCGGATTCGGGGCCGTGGAATATTCCGCCATATCGAGCCATCATAGAGCCATCACTCGTGCCATCGGGGCTGCCAAAACTACCCGTCTTACTGGTCGAGCTGCGTGAGTTCCAACTGCCGCTGCCGCCGCCTCCGCGCCTGCCGGCATAGGGATGATTAACCGCCGTCATTCCATATTCGTCTGCCATATCTGCGTTGAAACCAGACCAATCCAGGTTTTGTGGCGAGAATACCCAGTCACCAAACGCCCGCCTGCCTTCAAACCATCCCATTTCGGCCTCAAAAGCATCTCGCACTTTTTCAAAACTCCTGGCATCGAGGGCATCTCCGATTGCATCGCACATAAAGGCGCCCAGGGGTTTTCCTACCATCGCGGCGAGGATGCCCGGGGCGCCTGTAGCCATCATCCCGGCCATGCCGAAAAACTGGCCGATATCCGACCATTTTCCTTCGAGCCCCATAGCATTAACCGCGGCTCGTGGAACCCCGCCCATAAAAGCAGACATTGCTATTGTGTTCGGATCGATCATGCCGCTAACGAATTGCCGGGCAGAAATAGTTTTATTGAGCGCCGCTACAGCGCCTACAGCGCCTATTTTTCCATAAGTGCCTACTGTGCCTTCCATAAAGCCTTGTTTTACCCGGCCTCCGATATCATCGGCCTTTGCGCTTAAGCCGCTAAAATCGGAACCATAGCTGGAGCCTGATATGCCTCCCCTGATTTTATCGGCTATTTTTGCCGGAATAATCATCTCCCCTTTGTGTGCGATAACAGGCTGCTCATCTTTATCAACATCCCAGATTCCTTTTGCTGCAAATATAGCAGTCATCCAATTGACAGCCGTACCGATTGCGGCCTCAACGGCCATTTTTGCCACGGCATCGGTAACGGATCGCGCCATCGACTTCCACAGGGCGTCCCAGTCCCAGCGCAGTTTATCCATATCGCCGGTAAGCGCCTTGAACAAGTTGTCGGAGATCTGGCCATGCAGATTTTCAGCGCCTGCGCTGATTGCATCGTATGCGATTTTATTCGTATCAATTGCTTCTTTCTGGTAATCTTTCCAGCGCACTTCCAGACGGTCTAACACGGTTCCGTGTTTTTTTGCCCAGTCATTATGGAGTTTTTCTTTTTCACCGGCCAGCCATTTATCGAGAAGCTGCACGCCGCCTGCATATTTTGAGTCTTGTTTGGCCAGGGCTGTGAGATGCTCTTTGTAGTTTTTGTATCGCTGGTCCAGGAGCCGGGCTTTGTATTTGTAATCGCCGAGATCGAGCTTCTGGACGTCATCAAACAAGCGTTCGTAGATCTTCGTGGATTCGCGGGCGTAGTCCTCAATGGCCTTTGCTTTATCTTTTGCCAGTTTTTTTGCGGCCTTGAGCTCTGCTTTTGTCAGCTCGACGTGGACCTTGCCGATGGCCTTGATTGATTCTGTAATCTGTTTTTCAGGCCAGGAGACTTTTAAAAAAATAGGACCGGCTTGTGTTTTTTTGAATCGTTCAACAGCCGCTGTAGCGTCGGTCAATGCTTCTTTCCATGTTATTACTCCTGCTGAAGCTAACCCCATTGCCTGCCAGGTTTTAACCCATACATTTGAAAATTCAGCGCTAAACCCAACGACTTTGCCCATAGCTGTCGCCAGGTCAAGCGCGTTCTTAGCAAAATCCCCGATCTGTTCTATGGCCTGGGGATTTGTTTTGATCATAATATTTAATTGATTCACCCAGGCTGTGACTTCCGGGAGGAGTTTATCGCCGATGGCTGCCGATATATTTTCGAGAGTTGCCCCGAGCTCCTTCGTCTGGTTTGCATAGCTATCAGATGTGCGCGCCATATCGCCGATGGCGGCTGTGGAGCCGTCGACCATGAGTTTATAGGATGCCTGGGCTTTCATGCCTGCGGTGAGTTCGTCTTTTGTGGCAGCCAGGCCCATTGCAAGGGCTTTTTCCTGTACTACCGTGGCGTTGAGAACCACGCCATATTTCTTCATGGTTTCGTAATTGCCGACCAGGGCAGACTGGATGTCCTCCATGACTTTAGATGTGGGGAGATTGTTAAATGAACCGAGATCGGCGGAGAGTTTGACCACTTCGTTTGACATTAAACCGGCCTTGTCCGCGGCCATGCCCATCGGGACAAGAAGATCCTGGATAGATGACAGATATTCTTTCGATTCTCGCGTGGACATTGCGTAGGAATCCACCAGGGCTTTCGACCATGCCTCGGCTTTTTTTCGCTGACCTTCAAAAACAACATCAAATTTGCCTTGCACCTCCTGGAGATCGGATGCGGCGGCAATGGCTTTTTTTGAGGCTGCGACGATAATAGCAGCCGTGGCGGCCATTGCTATGCCTGCGGCTGCGGAATAAGCTTTCCAGTGCCCTTTCATGTGGTTGATGGAGGTTTTCCAGGCGCGCTCCATCTTGCCTGCCTGCGCGGTACCGGCTTTGGCGTTTTTCTTCAGTTTGTCGAACGCCTTATCGGTATTGCCGGCGAATTGCTTCATTACGGCGGTGCCTTTGTCATCGACTTCGAGGGCTATGTAGATTTTGTTTTTGCCAGCCATATCTAATTGCTTTTCGTTGTTTTGTCATGCCGGGCTCGATCCGGCATCCAGGAATGCGCTTAGGCTCTGGATTAGCGCTATGCTTCACTACGTGTCCGGCTTTCGCCGGAATGACGTGATCAGGTTGTTTTCCGTTTTTCTGCTTTGGCCTGATGAATCATTGTCAGTTTTTCCAGCATTATTTTCGCCTCAGCCCTTGTGCATTGGATGCCGTGGATCTCAAAGACCAGGGGGAGGGCGTGAAAATCGTAAACAAATTTTGTATTGATGGCATGATATAGCTCCCACGCTTCCACGTTTGCGGGCGATAAGACCGGATTGTCGCAATTTTTACAATCCGGTTTTTCGCCGGATGCCTTGCTGAGTTTTTCGCAGAGCTTGCAATTAACATCGGAGTCAATAACGCTGCCCCTGGGATGCTCGTTAAGAAAAATCAGGCATCTTTCGAGGTTGTCGAGTTCGTTTTTTTTTCAGTCGTAATAGAGTCCGAATCACAGGCCTCGGTGATCTGTATTTTCACGCTGCCAGGGAGCTTGAGCTTGCTGACCTTTTCGCAGGGCACATCTTCGTGCGTAAGCGGCGATTTAATTTCACCCCAGCCGGTTATCATATAATCAAACAGGTCGGCATTGACGGCGTAGTCATCTACTTCGACTTCCCACTGGCCTGTGCGATAATTCTTTTTTCTCTTTGTGTGTTTCTTTTCAATCCGCTTGTAAGCCTCGGAATCAAACCGCCTCAGGTTAAAAAACGATTCGCCGATATCAAGCCTGAATTCTTCCTGCTCTTCCACTATTTCAATAAACGCCATATTGCTTTCCTCCTTCCTGGATTCCGGCTTTCGCCGGAATGACGGTTTTTTTTACGTTATCGCAATAGACCATTCATCATCACCGGCATCAGCAGCAAGCAATGCCGTGATATCCAGTGTTGACTGCCCGTCCCGGTCGGCTAACCCCACGCCCTGGTACTGCACTTTCGGCGCTGTGATGGTAATGATATTACCGGCGACCGCTCCGATGGCCGCTGTAAATGCCATCTGGGTTCCGGATCTCCAGTTGCCCATGAAATCTTCTGTTGCGACCAACACGTTTTCCGGGTCGAGCGTGAAAGTTGATTCCTTGGCGGTGATTACTGCGCTCTTGTGCCCGGACGCAACGTTGGCGTCTTTGCGGAGCGCTATTGTATTGCCCAGATCAATTTCTACTTTTGAAAGTATCGCGGCATAAGAGTCAATCGTAAGGGACGCGTCTGTGAAAATAGGCGGAACTGTTGGCTCCAGGACTGTACCGGATAACAAAGCTCCGTCCTCTTCGGAAAAATCTGCGCCTGTGAACTCAAATGAGAAAATACCAGGCTTGCCATCTTCGAGCACAAGTTTGGCATTCCCCCTGGCGCCCCACATTTTGTATATCTTGCCGTCGAGATACATGGCCAGCGTTACGCTCGGATCTGAACTGGACACGGGTGTATATGTGGCTGAGGCAAGAGCAACCAGCGTTTCATCTACTCCACACGCCTGAAGGATATCTGAATAATGCGCAGCGCTGCCGGCAGCGGCTGTTCCGACCAACTCCACGTCAAAAGACATTTTTGCCGACCTTGCCCCTGGTACGCTGGGGTATGGCGACAGCACGCTGCGCACGGGGCTGCGTGGGTGCATCTCAATTTCAGGGGTAAAGCTTGGATTGAACGCAAGAAATACATCCTCGGCCACCAGGGTTTCCGCCGTGCCTTCAGACGCTTCTATCTCAGCGGCTATTTGACATTTTTTTGTTAACATTTTTTATTCTCCCCCTTTGGATTGTCGATTGTTGATTGTTGATTGTTGATTGACCGCTGACTTCTGGCCCTTTCCGACCTCTGACTTCTGACCTCCGACATCTGGCTTCTGGCCCTTTCCTGTTTTTGTCATTTCTGCGAGAATGGCTTCGTCGTCGTCGAAAGAGTTTTCTATTTTCTCTTTCCTGTCTTCATCCGTTTTTTCGCAAACCCCGGCAGCCAAAAGATTCCGTCCGACCTGATCCGGCACGTCTATCTTATCGCCCGGTGCGTAATCCTTACGCCGGAACGTCACGGTTTTAGATTTAACAATTACTTTCATAGTAAACTCCCTTCGGATTTATGACTGTTGATTTATGACTGTTGATTTATGACTGTTGATTGTTTTTCAATCATCAATCCAGCAATCATCAATCATCAATCCTATAAAGCAGCGCCTGGGCTGTTTCGTATTCGGCGCCGTATACGGATATGCCGCCGCCGAACCAGACCGGCGTTTGCCGGATCAGGCTGAACGGATATATTTCCAGCGAGAGCTGCTTAGCGAAAAGCAGATCCCGGATACCGTCTAACATAGCATAGGTTCCGGGGTTCTGGGTCCCGCCGCGCCTGGCTTCATCTTCGGCTCTTAAGTTTTTGTCACACACAAACAGATGATATGTCATCTTTTCGACCTTACGTGATCCATGTGCAGCATAAACTGATCCGCCGTAAACCACATATATGGTGGGGAAAAGAGCGATCAGGCGCTTTATGTCGCCCTCCTCAAGCTCGCCCTGATATGACTTGATGGTGCGCACTCCGAGGGATGCTTTCAGCCCGTCAACGGCTGTGATGACTGCGTCTTCTATGTTTTCGACTGTGTATGACATTTAAAACCCGTTCATCTTTTCCCTGGAAAAAATGCGATCTGCGTTTGTAATTTCTACGCTGCCAATCGTATTTGATGGTGCCGGTGTCGCAGCGCCTAATCCAATTTTGCCCGCCGATACTTTCTCCAGGAAACGCATGGCTTCTTTGTAGCGATCTTTTCGGATCTCCGGCGCCAAATCATCCCGCCTGGAATAGAGATTGTAGATCGCAATATCGACGCTGACGCTGCGGATCATGTCAGATACCGGAGTTAATGGCACCGTATATCTGCCCTGGCAATGTGCGTCGATTACAGTATCTGCATCTGCAATAGCTCTGCTGATGACAGAATCATCCACAACTCCGACGGCGTCATCATCCGAAAGCCCGATCAGCGCGTTTTCCGATATCTGTTCTTGCAGGTCATCAAGATCACAATAAGGCATTGCCTATCCCTCCGCAGGCGGTTCGGCGGTGTTTGCCTCGACGAAAGAAATCAATGTGCCCTTTGTCGCTTTGTCGGCGTAAGGCACTTTGAGTTTATCAAGCAGAGCTTTAAGTTCCTTGACTGTCATGTCGTTCAACGCCGGAGTCTGCGCGATCTCCTTATCCTCTGCGCGCGTAACAACCAGCATTGGCTCGGCGTTTAAAACGGCAAGCTCTTTTTTGCTGAATTTATCATCAGCATATTCGGTGGCCGCTTTGGGATGTGCGACTCCGCATCGCCGGAAATTTTCTTTTTTGCTTGTAATACGAATCATGATGCAATTCCTTTCTTTGTTCGCTGGTAAAATCCCCTGGTAAAATCCCCCTAACCCCCTTTAAAAAAGGGGGAATTTTGGGGTCCTTTCAGGAAGGGGGGATTTTCAGGAAAGAGAAATTTTTATCTTCTCACCTTCTCACCTTCTTACTTTCTTCCCCTTATTCTATCCGCCGCCTGTACTTCCATACGATAACTGCCACAGGCCGTATCCACCGGCTGCCCTTGCCTCTGCGCCGAACTTGAACTTTTTGCGCATAAACACATCCTCGGTGTCCGGGTTTGTCTGCTGTACAAATGTAGGCGCTTTTCTTTCCTGATAGATGTATGGCTTAAGCGGCCTGTTGGTTACGTGCAGCATCCATTGCGTTGTGGAGGTTATCCGCGGATTTACCATGACCGTTGCCGTGCCTTTCCAGGGATTCGGCGATTCATCTGTCAATTTGTCACCTTCACACAGCAGTTTTGCCGGGGCTTCCAGGGCAGGGCCGACTTCAAGGACATCGGGAATTAAGCCAAGTGGCCTTCCTTCGTCATCCTTAAAACCCATGATCGCTATACGGCCTGCGCCATAACTCGCGGCTGCAAGCGCAGTGGTTGCGGCGGACAAAGCAGCCGTGCCTTTATTGCTCACGCTGGCCCCGGCCACTACGTGATCCGTGTCATAGAAGTATTGCCCGTCAAAGCAGAGATTCGTGAAAGCATCGTTCTTAAGCTCTGCGTCAATTTCATCGGGAAGCTGCTTGGAAGAAAAACCCGCTTCTTTGGCCATCGGGGCATAGATACCGAGACTGTCATCTTCGATATCGTTGCGGTCCACCTCTACAGTTGCCTCGTAATCGTCATTGACTACCGTGTAGGTAAATGCCTTTAGCGCCTTGACGGTTTTGGATCCTAACCATTTGATCATTTTCGGGAACCTGGACAGCCAGGTGTAATCGTTCTGGCTGGAACCGGACGGCACCTTCATTGTCGTTTTCTCCCAGATGGTCGGGGCGGCCTCGAATGCCTTGTTAAATGTGGTTTTCAGTGTGATGAAAACCGCTGTGAGATTGGATTTGTTTACTAACATTTGTTTTCTCCTTTTCTTGTTGTTGCTCGTTCCCGGCGGGATAAACCCGCCCCTACGTCCTTTTGTTGCTGGTTGCTCGTTCTGACTTCTGGCCTCTGACTTCTGACTTCTGTCTCTACTATGACGTCAGGAGCTTTTTCTGATACTCGATCCATGCGGCCAGCATGATCACGTCATCTGTGCCGAGTGTCCCGTCTTTGGGCTGGAGGGTGATCTCCATCGCCGCGGGATAGGCGGTGAGGTTTGCCAGCGCCAGGGTAAGAGTCTGATGCTGCACTGTCTTTGTGGCAGCATCGCCCGTCATGGCGTCCGTGTCGCCGCCAAAATCAGCGTCTGCATCGTAGAGAGCATCCACAACGTTGTTGAAAGCTTCTATTGTGAACTTTGTGGCGTCGGCTCCCGTCGCCCCGATTTTGGCTGCAAGGATATTGAGCGTCATGTTTGCGGTGATATCCGCATCGGGCGGAATTATCACCTTGGCGCCTACAGGAGTCGGCGTTGCGTGATTGTTCCAGCGGATGCCGAGCCCTTCGGCAGTCACGCAAAATCCCGGCAGGGGATCGGCAGCATTTGAAAAAGCCGCAAGCGTTACTCCGGCATTGGTAATGACCGGCATCGGAATATTTATGATGCCCTTGGCGGTGAGCAAGCTCTGATAGATTTCCTGTAAACCTGCCTCTGCCTCAGTTTCAGCCGTAAAACTACCAGCGTCGGCAAGACTGATTGCGCTTGCCGCATGTGCAGCGCTGGCATCGGAGATATGAGTTGCCACATCGGCCTGCCGGATGGCGGGTTCTATGTCGATCCATGCGTGGGTTGTGTCGATGTAACCCGCGATAATACCGCAGAAAATATTGTGTGTGACATTCGCGGTAAGATCCACGGTCTGATCGTCAACCAGGAATACGTTATCGCCCACGTTTGCGATGGTAATTGCCGTGTCCAGGATGCACTTGACCAGTCCGCGCCGCCTTAGCACAACGTCGAGATCGCCATTTGCGCCGTCAGTATTATCCTGCTGACTCATCGCAATCCCCTGAAAAATCAGGTTGGCGGTGTCGGAACCTTCCAGGGCATAGCCGTTGGCGTTGACACAGACTAATGCCCCGCCATATATTTTCTCGGTGGCTGCGACTGAAAAGTCTTTTTCCACGCCATCCTGAAGCTCTATTTGTTTATCTTCGCTTAATACTGTCATGTTGTTTCACTCCTTTATTAAATTGTTTAGGCCCTTCTGACCTCTGACGTCTGACCTCTGACCTCCGGCCCTATCCGTATTTCTTGATATCCTCGGTCGAAACGTCCATCATCTTTGCTACTGTTTTTGTGGCTTCGTCGATGTTGGCCTGGTCGACTTTGGTCTCCTCCTTATCCAGCTTTTTCAGCGGGATTACGACAGGCGCCTTGGCTACGAAGGTTTTGAAGCCTTCGAGATCACGTTCAGCATATTCGCTGGCCCATGCATTTTGATCCGGCGTGATCTTGCCCTCGGCTGTTGCTTTTGCAACGATTTCCGTGGCATCTCTTTGCGCAAGCTGTTTTTGCAGCTTGGCAAAATCCGCCTGTGAAACCATGCCTTTTTCGGTCTGCTTCAGAGCATGTATGGACGCGACCACAACCGATGTATCGCTTTCTTCTTTCAGATCGAGCGCGTCCAGGACATCCTTTGCCACTACTTCTTTTGTTTCAGGTTTTTTGTCCTTTAGTTTGGCGACTTCCGCCAGGACAGCTTCCTCTTTTGCATCCTCGGCCATGCCGAGTTTTGCAATAATCTCCTTAAAAAAATCCATGTCCGTTTCCTCCTCTAATGTTGCCCCCAACTTTGCCAGGAGCGGTGTTAAATGGTTGATTAAGGGCGCGTTGGTAAGGGCAACCGAATGCATACTAATCACACGCTTGTCAGTTTTTCGGATGAAAAATACCGGAGAAAAATAACGATACTCTTTCTTTGCTATATATTGAGCCGCTTCATCTGTCCATTCCATCCGGGCCATTATGCCAACGCCGTCATCATAACGCAATTCCTTCAGCCAACCGGCTGCAGGGGCTTTTGTATCTTTTAAGGTCTGATGTTCATAGTCAAAAACTATATCATTCCCTCGCTTGCAAACATGCTTTGCGAGTACCTCGTATGCCTGTCTGTCAATCAGAAATTTGCCTTGCTTCTCAACTTCACTCCAGCCTTCTTTAAACAGCAGAATCCATTCGGGAGCCTTACCGTCTTTTGCTTCGATGTTTGCAATAATAATACATGCGCCGTTCATAGTCGCTTCGCTCCTTTGTCTTGTAGGGGCGGGTTTATCCCGTCCGATAATTGCTTCCTTCCGCCGGGCGGGATAAACCCGCCCCTACGAAAT